TGCTTTTAATTGTACTGTTGGAGTACCTGATGAATTAGTAGTTCCATTTTTAATAATGTAAAAAGTTTCTGTAAGTAATGGAAAAGTAACAATTCTGTTTCCAGATATTGCTCCTGTTAATTCTATAATTCTTTGTTGAGCAGTACCTGTTAAAGCACCGTCTGCTATTGTTAAAGCTGTAGTTCCTGCACCACCGGCAATAGAAACCTGTAGAACACCACCCGTAAGTTGTTCTATAAGACTTAAGTTAGCGTTAGTTTTTGTTCCCCAAGTACCAGCGTTTTCGCCGGTTGCCATTAGCTCTAAGCCAAGATCAGTAAAAGTTGATGCCATTATTTATTCTCCTAATTGTTGTATTTATATAGTTTATTTAGTTTTAAGTCAAACATGTTATGCAGTTTTCCTTGTGTAACCGGTAGTATTTTTTGGTACTTTCCTTGAGTAACCCGTACTATCTTTAGGCACTAATCTATTAAAGTATTTAAGAATAAGTTCAGTGCCAACTTCTGAGTTAGCTTGAACTCCCGTTAATCCCATTACGTCTGAAGGTAAAAGCGTACCTACTGCAGAAGTTGATTGTAATCCTGTTAAAGGAACTCCTATTGCAGGGACCAAAGTTCCTGCAGAAGATGTCGCTTGTACTCCTGTTAAAATTTGTGTAATTCCTATCGATAAAGATCCTGTAGCTGAAGTTGCTTGTACTCCTGTTAAACCAAGGTCTACTGCATCAAGAACTATACCACCAACTGTAGCTGTCGCACCAAGACCCGTTAATCCAACACTCATGTTTGTTGGAGAAATTGATCCTACATTAGATGTTGCACTCTGACCCGATGGTGTAATAACGGAAGTTAAAACTAGAGTTAAACCCCCTACTGCAGAAGTTGCTTGTACTCCTGTTAACGGAACAAAATTTTCTATTGCACTTGTTAATGACCCTACATTAGAAGTCATAGTTAATGCTGCCGAACCGGCAAGTTGAACTAAGGTATTAAATGAATCTCCATAAGGTTCTTCACCCCAACCATTTCTACCCCAACCAACTAACGTTCCAGCATTATCAAAAGTTCCGAGTTCTGTTTGCGCTTGTAAACCTGTTAGAGATACTGATATATTTGTAACGTCCGTACCATAACTAGCTTCACCCCATCTTTGTCTGCCCCAACCTTGAACATTAAAAACTTCTAAAGTTGTGCCTACTGATGCTGTTGATTGTACACCTGTTAAAGTAACTACAATTTGTGATTGGGTACCATAGGTGTTTTGTCCCCAGGTTGTGCCGGATTCATTCCAAGAATTGGCCATAAGGATTATCTCCCTATGCTATACGAATGATTGCGTTAGATGCGTCAGCTGCTGGAAATTGAATTGTGAAAGTTCCAGAAGACACTGTTTTGTCTCCACCAAAATCTATTGCACAAACCGCAGGATCATTGGTTGCTGTATCATTAAAAATTAAACATCCCCTAGTCGTAAAAGAAGCCGATGTAAAAGATACATCTGCAAAATCACAACATGCAACATCACCTGATAAAGCCGGTGTTACGTTTGTTAACGCTGCACCTTTAGTAGTGTAACCATTACCATTAGCTACTTCGTTAGCTGTAATATAAGTTGTTGTTGATTTATTTAGTGTCGCTGAACTTGTATATAAAGCCAGTCTAAAAGTATTTCCACCTTGAGTAAAATTGTGAATTGCTGTTAAAATCTGTGTTTTAAAACTGTTACATATTGCTGAAGTTATTGCCATAAAATTTTATCTCCTAATTATTGAGGCGGTGACTCGATTGGAATTCTTAACGTACCATCCGTGTAATCGTCTCTTCTTCTTCTACCAATTTGCATTGCTGCAAACTTCTGTAGTTCAGTATTATACTTTTTATCATATAGTGTCAACATGTCTGTTGGTCCTTTTAAAAAACTAAATGCTTCTGTAAGACAGGCATATAACAGTCCTTGAGGAAAATAGTTACTTAAATATGTACTAGAATTACCATCGTTTCCTGAACCAAGACCCACGGGCATTGTATTATAATGAATAATATATTGATAGTTAGCGTCTGGTGTAGGAGCAAGATACACTGCACCTGAAGTAGCTGTTGATGCGCCTGTTGTTGCACCACCAAACATTGAATAATATTTAGGTAATCCTGTTACATCTTGATTGGCTGCCCCACCTGCAGTTCCTGTTAATTCATCTATATACTCTGAAATAAAAGTTTGATCACGTCTCTCTAACCATTGACCTGGACCCGTTGTATTTGCTGTTGAACTAAATACTTTAATACCTCTAACAAATAAAGTTCCAACCGGCATTGTAATACTATTATTATCTGTTGCAAATTGTCCTTGATCTTGAAATCTATCTGAGTCCATAGGACAATCTAAATTAATTCTATGTTGCGCAGCCATAATAAAACCATCGACGATAGTTTCTGTTAATACATTTGCATCAACTTCAGTATAATCTCTGATTGCTTGAACTAATGTTGCATATGTATAACCTGATAATCCTGCCATGGGTTAAGCTCTATCATTTAATGGGCCGTATGTACACTGTAAACCACCACCTACAACAAGTCCATCACCAACTCCCCATTGTGTAGACACAACTAAAGCTAGAAAACTATTTGTTTCAGTGATCGTTGTATTAGCTGCATTAACAAATGTTGTTGGTATTAATGTAATAGGTCTTGAACCGTTTAATTTAGCACCTGCTAAATGAATACTGGCTGTTGTTGGAGGAGGTGTAAAACCTCTAAACGGTATACTTAATCCTCTAACACATCCAGTTAAAGAACCTGTAGTAGTTCCATTTTCTGTTGTTCCAGTGTATGAAATTACTTCATTTTCATATCTGCCTGTTACTGCATTTATTTTTTCAATGACCACGAATCCTGGAGTTGGAAAATTTAAACCTACGGTATAATTATTATTCTGTGGTGTTATATTAATTGTTGTACTTGTTGCTGTAATATCGTTTGTTAAAATTGCACTTTGTTCTATGTCTCCAATACCATATACAGGATTTAAACCACCCCCTTGCATAGCTGTTTTAACATCTTGAAATCTTACAAACTCACCATTAATCAAACCATTTCCAATTTGACGAACAAGAATATTTGCTCGCTGCTGTCCCCCTACAGTTGTAGTTGTATTACTAAAAGGATTTTCTGATAAAAAATCTTGTACTGGAAATTCTGTTCTTGCAGGTCTTGCATTTAATAATCCTTGCGGATCTGCTCCTACAGGATGTGGTTCTAATTGAGGTTGTTTAGGTTCAAATTCTGAAGTATGTACTAAGGCTCCGGTCCATTCCTTTACCATTTCATTATAAGGAAAAGCTGCTCCTGATCTATCGGAGATTGCTAATGCTCTACTACCTTTTGCAAATCTAGCCATAATTATATACTCGGATAATATGCTTTAGGAGTAATAAATGTACTAGCTGCTGAACCGTCTTCTGATAAAGCTCTAGCTAATTCATCCTCATATAGCAGTTTCATCTCCTGTGTTCGTTGTGGTGCAAACTTCATAGATAAGTAATACGATAATCCTGAAATCATACATGGTACAAATCTAAAAGGTGTGTCTGTTGCGTTAGTATATGCTCCTACATCTTCAATTCTTTTAACAAAATAAACGCTAAGAAAATTTGATGCAGCAGTAGAATTTGGTAATGGATAAATTGTAAGTGTAATTTTATCAATAAATCTTTGAACCCAAAATTGTGATGGTGTTCCAAGTGATGCTTTGTTTGCTGTTGCAGCATAACCGTCTCTTGCAACTTTTGTTAATCCTGTATCAGATTGAGAAGTTGTGTTGTAGTTTTGTCTGTAAGCAACATTTAAAATATCAGTAATACCAAAAATTGTTTGAACAGGCGTAGTTGTTGCTTGTGGTGATTGCGCGAGGGCTGCATTTGTTAATGAACCTAAATCTACTCCATTTCTGTAAAATGTGTAAGTACCAGCACCTTCATCAGTTGCGTCTACATTTGTAGATGCACCAACAACTAAATTAATATTAGTGTTCCCTACTTCCCAAAAATGTATTCCTCTATTACCCCATTCTTGAAAAAGAATGTTTAAAGATCTTCTAGCAGTTTTTAATTGATGACCAGCTGTACCTACTAAACCTAAACG